CTACTGATAGTTTGCTCACTTTACTAACCCCAATCTGATTTGCTCAATACCATACTTTAGCACAGCGTATTCCATTTCTGTTAGGACACGCCCTAGAGTTGTTTCAGCATTAGCAACAATTTTTTCTAGTGTCTCATTTGCTACTATTCTTGTTTGTTCCATTTTTTATCCTTTCGATTATTTAGATACTAACATAGGGGTAAGACATTTTAGAGCAGGTGGTAGTTTGGCTGGCGGTATTCCTCTGGAAAATCCTCACCAAGATAACCCTCTGCATCTTTTAGTGGCATTAGACCTTTATAGTCATCACACTCATAGCATACATAGTCATTGACTAGTGTCATACAGAACACACAGATTTTTTCTTCCATTTTATTTCCCTTCGTTTGATAGTTTTACATTAGCATACAGGACTGACATTTTACCTGCCAAAATCCTTGATTTGAGGAAACTTAGCAAGTCTTTCCTCACCAAGAGGAAACCCTGCCTTATCCCAAGCCCAAGCGATTTGGGTGGCGGTATCAAGACTAAGAGCCTCAACATCAACCCAAGCATACTCTGTGAAATACAACCATACTTTGTGAACCTTCATTTATTTATCCTTTCTAACTATGATTACACTAACATAGGGGTCTGACATTTTGCAAGCGACACGCCGTCTTTGTTATCATTTTGTTATAATTTCTGGGGATACTACATCTTGTGTCTTAAGATCCGATTTGACCACTACATCTAGGGGCGGGCCGCAGCCGCCCCTGGGGTGGTATGCCAGGTAGGCAGGGCTACCAGGTAGGTAGGGCTATCTAGCAGTCACCCCTGGCGACACGCCACCACCCTCCACAAAAATGTCTGATGTCTATGCTAGATTTCTGGTGTTCGAGAAAGGAACCCTATGTCCACCACCACCCCCGCCCCTGCTTTTGTCACCATTGTTGTCCCAGTTGCCTGTGACCCACACTATGTTGTTGCCCTCTATGATGACAATGACCTACTTACGTCACTTTTCTGTGAGGATTGCAATGTTGAATATTTCCCAGAATAATCTGGGGGATTTTTTAATCTCTTCGTAAATTGGTGGCCCTCCCCACCCCCCCCCTGGGGCCGCAGCACGGGGATCCGACAAAGTCAAATCCGACACGCCGTTATCTGATAACGATTAGATAACTAAGAAACCAACCTATTGCAAAAAGCAGGGTATCAATTATTTGTTGTTGTTGTACCAATGCACACTCTCCACTTTATAACCAAATTTTTCTAATCTAATTATGTATTTACCTACCTGTTTATCAGGAACATAGTTTCCAATATAGGTATCATAGTCTTTTCTCTCAACGGCTACCCAACACATTCTCCAATTCATGCTACAGTTCCAACCTCAACAACATCACCATTATCTAGCGTTGCTCTAAAGCCCTTGATTTCCTTCTTCCAGAACTCAGTAGTGTAGTAGCCAATTACCTCAGCTGTTTGGTCTGGGTGAAATAGTGGGTTGATTACATGTCCGTCATTTAGAAATACCATTACGCTCATTTGTTTATCCTTTTCTTTAGTTAGTTATACATTAGCATTGGGGTCTGACATTATTGGGATACACGCCGTAAATTCTTATTGTAGATAATCACAATGTTTATTGAGGAAACCTACAAATCTGGGGGAATATATGTTGTATCGTAAATTATTTGCCCCACTATATGTTGGGCTGCGGCTGTGGGGTCTGACCTTATTGCCAGACCCCGCTAGAGGCTAGAACCTAACTGGTCTGCTAGCCTTAGCAAGAAACTTTCTCATTGAGAATACCTTTGCTACTACTGGGGTCTTTACTGTTTTGTTCATTTTTTATCCTTATCTTTTGATACTTATACATTATTAGGTAGGTAGGACATTGTCAAGCGACACGCCAAAGATTTTAGATAACATTTTTATAACGCAGGCCGTACGGGTGCTGGCAGTGTGCAGTCTAATTTCTTGCATTTTTTACAATAGATCCTGTATCGTACATCTTTACAAAATATTCAGATTTTTGATATTTTTGATTTTTTAGAAAATCCGCTGTGATAAAATTGGAGAATGGAAGACGGTAACCAAAAATACACAGAGCAAATTAAAATAGTTAAAAACTTTATAACCTCTGAAGAGGCAGATTTCTATTTGCAATATATAAACAATAATGATCATTTAATGAAAAGAAGCCGTCTATGTGGAGAAGCAAGCAAGGTATTAAAATTTGGAAAGCAAACTTATGAAAAATATACAACCAATAAAAATCTTTCAATTATTAGTGATATTGAGCCTATCGTAAGAAATAAAATTTTCCCCAAAGTGGAACAAACAATTAGGGCAATTTATGCAAACGAAAAAGATCTATTTTTATCTGATATATATTTTGCAAAACAGTCTAGTGGTGGGTGGGTCCAGGAGCACTCTGATCAAGAAGGTGACGCTGCCTTACATGTAAAATATAGTGGCATTATTTATTTAAATGATGTGGAAAAAGGCGGGTCTTTGGTTTTTCCAAAATTAAATTATGAATATTCTCCAAAAGCTGGAGACTTAGTAACATTTCCATCTGCTGGAGATCAATATGTGCATTTTGTAACTACAGTATACGAAGATAGATATACTTTGCCTGTTTGGGTAACGGAAGANGAATTTTGGAANCTATAATANGCTATAATATTTATATGCGTATTATTCACAAAATGGCATGTGGCTGCAATAACAACTGCCCATGCAAGCTTCCTGAGCCTAAGTAGCCTTTCTCATTCTGATATAGGTAATAACAGAGTACTTGGTTCCTTCTTCAATCTTTGATATGCTATATTCATAGCCCTTTACTGAAGGCAAAATAACAACTTCATTTGCATTTGGCTTATAGGTCAAATTAAGCTCTGGGAACTCCAGGGCACCTCCTGAATAATCATCATTCAAAAAGTACATTATGGTAATAGCGTTTGTATCTTGATTACTACTTAATGGAAAAGATGTGCCTGTGCTATATTTCATAAGCCCTATTTGGTCATGAAGTTTTTGTGGCAATGCATTTGATTCAATATAGTCTTTTTCAACAAATCCCATAAATCCAGCAGTAACCAAAGCAATTCTTTCCTCAAATGTAACCGAAAAGTCGTTTGGATCCTTAAATTCTTGGGGGTATGGGAATGACATAGTCTGAACATAGCTTCCAGATATCATTTCCATATTCCACTCAGCCATTCCAGCATAAGTCATTTGCTCAACGTAAGGAATTAGTTGTTCGTATCCTGGTATAACATTCTTATATACAACTATTCCAGGTGCTAGATCTTCTTTTTCAATTGTTGGTGTATATGCNTGNTCNGTATTACTCATTTCTTTTCCTTCCAAATTTTTGGCTTTTCTTATACGCTCTTTTGCAATCCTGACTTGATCTTCTGACACGTCATTATAAATAAAGTTTCTATTTAGGTTTATACAGGCGTGTGCCACCGATCCAGTACCACCCATTATATCAGCAACCGTGTCCCCTTCTTCGGAAAAGTGGCTAACTATAATATTACAAAAATCTAGTGGAGTTGAATCGCCTGTATGGCCCTCTATGTTAATTAATTCTGCATCTAGCTGCCAAGGAATATCAATTATCATTTTTTCAAGTTCTTTGAATTTTGGACTTCCTTTGCTAAAATGCAAAAAATATACTTGAGTTTTATTATGTTTGATTTTGCTACGCTCATTATTGTTTGGCATATTGCCGTATTCCCAAATAATTGGGTGATGTGGCAATAGACTGGTTTCTTTAATTACAGAACTTATAAAATAATACAGCAGTGGTTGTGAAAGTATTCCTATAAGAATAGAACCAGTGGGTTTTAAAGCATGCTCCATATGCTTCATAACCTTTACTAGGCGGTCAAGATACTCTTCCTGACTTCCATTNGCCATTTGTTGTTCATAATTTCCATATTCTCCAACAGGAGCCTNNCGTCCACTATTNAGTGTGCCATAATACGGCGGTANTGTAAAAAANAAATCCACAGACTCTTTTTCTAAAAAAATCTCTGTAGCATCNTTACAATAAAACACTTACCATTTTCCTATCGGACATTTAGCTTGAACAAGTGTAGTCTTAAGCTTCATAAAACATCCACACTTCCTGCACTTGACAAGTTTTTTATTAAACCATGGGCATGTATTGCATATGGCTAGGCGGGATTCAATAAGTTCTTTGTCA